AACAACTTTCATTTCTTCAGGGCTAAAAACGTCTTCTAGTTTATCAAAGAACGTTTGCCCCGTAGCTTTTTTAATTGTCTTAGGTGCTTCTTCAACAGCACGCGCAAACATACCGCCGCGTGTAGCGCCCTCAGTAACTGGCTCCGTAAGCGCTTTTTGAAGTTGTTGTGCTACTTGCATCTTATTGATCGGTTGACTTTGAGCCGCATATTTTGATCTTGCCGTCTCATATTCAGGAACTTTTTTAAGCTCCTCAATAAATTTCTCGCGAGTGCTTTTTATTGCGCCCGCTTCAGCCGCGCCTATGCCAAACTGTTCTGGATCACGAATCATATCATCCAGCGCTAATTTCACCGTATGCAATTTAGCCATTGGCGTCTGTGCGCCACCACGCTCGGCGGCGATATTATCTGCTATGCTAACTGCTTTTTTCATCGACGGACGTTTTAATAATTCTTCAGGTATTTCTGGCGCGGCTTGTTTAAATGCCTCGGCATAATTTTTCTTTGCCTCAACATCGCGAACAGTTTTAGCAAATTCTAATTGCTCTGGTGTTCCAGCAATTTGTCCAAGTTCAGCAGCGCGGGCTTGCTCTTGAGCCATAGTAGCGGCGCGTGCTTCTTGTGGAACTTGCTTCATCGCTGCTTGTGCAAATGTCTGAAGCTGTGGCGCGTTAACGTCAGCAAGCGCTTGAGGCACTGTCATACCTGGGCGTGCAGCCGCAAGAGCATTAATAGCCTCCGGCGTCTGAGCGCCAAGCGTTTCCATATACGCCCGCGCTTTAGGTGCAAAAGCATTGCGAGCCATTGGATATGCGTGTTCTGCTAATGTATATGGAATAGCACGAAGCGGCGCAGTAACCGCGCCAGCCCCGGACAAATTCAAAGCCGTTGAAACAGGCGCTTGCTGAAATGTCTGAAGAGGTGATTGAAGAAAACGGCCAACGCCGCGCGCTACACCCGATAATGTTTCAGCCGGATTAGCCACTGCCTCAGAAACATTTTGTAATGTTTGCAACGGATTTGTTGCCGCAGTATACGCGCCTTGCCCGATGTTCATAACATCTTGAGGCACATTACCAAGCGTTGTGTCTATGTAATTTAATATGCCGCGAGGCCCCGGCATACCTTCATACCCTGCCGCGCCATGTTGCGCTGCTAATGTTTCATAATCTGGAGCTTCTGTCGCGCCGCCATGTTGCGCTGCTAATGCGTCGTAGTCCATCAAAGCCCCGCAGCTTTACGGAACGCGTCAGCGCTCGCTTTATCTTTGAATGTGTATGTCTTACCATTTGGCGCAGAGACTGACAGACCGCCTGACGGTGCAGCCGCTGCTGGCGCTGCTTCTGTAGGTTGTTCAAACCCCGCATATTTAGATAGAACTTGTTTGACTTGGTTCCACGCCGCAAGACGTTGATTAGCTGGAATAGACGGGTCGTCAAGATTACCAAGTGTTGATTGAATGAAATTACGGTCTTCGTTTGATATACCCGCGCCGAGTTTACCATTAAGTTTCTTGAGAATAGCGTCATTAACAATGGTCTTGATCTGTGAGATCTTTTCCATACCTGGCGTAGCTTCGCCAGTAAGATAGCCAACGGTTCCGGCTGCAAGCGATTGAAGACCGCCGCTTGTTGACCCCATGATAAGTTTAGAAATTTTATCTTCGCCTGTCTTAGGATCGTAACCTGCCGACTCAAGTGTATCTTTACCAAACTTTTGATTATTCGCTTCGACACTGCCGACAGGATACTCAGGCGCGGGCATAACTGGCGCTGGCATACGAGCAACAGGCATTTGTGGCTGCGCTATAACCCCAGCAGGAGGCCCGACAGGCGCTGCTGGCATGACAGCATTAGCGCCCGTAACTGGTGAAACCATAGCGTTCTGAACTGGGCCTTGACCACCATATACGGCGTTAAATTTATTAACATATGCTGGTGTAGTTGTGCCAAGAATATCGGCGCGATTACCAGCTTTAGCTAATGGTTTTCCAGAGAACCAAACAGACGCGGCGTCTTGAGCCGAACCATATTTCGCAGCATTACGCGAAAACTGATCTTCAAACACGCGTTCTTGTGCTTCAGGGCTATTTAAAAATTGTTGCGGCGTCAAACTGACGCCAAGTGCCTGCTTTGTCCATTTAGGAATATTTTCACCCATAACTTGATATTTGCCATGCGCGCGGTCGCCTGACTTAGTAACTGGACCAAGCGCGCCATAATCACCGCCGCTTTCAATGTTGGATATAGCAGCCTTTGCGGCGGGCATGTTAATGCCGCCTTGAAGCATTGATGGCGTAACCGGCGTAAGTTGCCCGGTCGTTTCATTTTGAAGAAACTGACCTTTATCGCCAAGATCAACAATTTTTTGTTTGCCCGGCGCAGTAACTTCTGTGCCGGGCACAACTTCAGCGCCGCCTTTACGTCCAACACGAATAAAACGTGACGTATCGCCAAAATGCTGTTGAAGAATCTGTTCTTTATCATCTGAGGCTTTAGCCATCAGATCGCGGATATGCTCAGGATCAAATTCTTTTTTTACTATGCCTTCGACGCCAGGATACGCCGCTGTCGCAGCTTGACGCCAAGCAGGCCAAGTTTCTTTTGTAACCGCAGGAAGAAGATTAACAAGCGCGTCATAATGTTTGGCCGCGCGTTCTTGTTCTTTAGCCGCCGCTTCCTTAGTAGCTTGATCTGCTAATCGTGCTTCTTTAGTAGCAGTAATACCCGCCAATAAATCTTTGCGCTCTTGATCCGCCTGACTTTCAGCCAATGCTACACCTTGAGCATAAGACCCCATAAGGTTAAGATCAGGAACCTGAAATTCTGGAATTGGCTGATATTGAATAGTCATTACAAATTATCCATATGTTGGAACAGGTCTTTTACCCCATAGCGCCGAGAGCCGTCATACCACCTTGAATAGCCTGCCCTGCAAGCGCCGCCATTAGATTCGTTGGCCCCATATAAGCACTAGCATTAGCCGCGCCCATGTTGGCGTAGCCTTGGCCAAGATTCTGACCTAACTGATTATAATTACCCGCGAGCTGCTGACCTGTGCCAGTATAAGTATTAGCTAAATTAGCGCCTGTGCCTGTGTAAATGTTAGCCGCATTGGTCTGAAGACCGCCGATGCCTTGCGCTGCGTTCAGTCCTGTGCCTACACCGCCCTGAAGCATATTTATTTGGTTTTGGCGATTTTGCATAAAACGGTTATAAGCGTTGCCATATTCTTGGCTGGCGGCATTTTGGCCGTAATCCGTGATCGCTTTCATAGCCGCGCCACTACCGGCATTTTGACCGCCAATACCAGCTCTAATAGCATTTTGAAGTGCGCCCTGACCTTGCTGCATACGCCAGGCGTAGCTAGGGTCCATCTGAAGCTGTGCAATGGTCGGCATGTTCATCAGACTGCCATAGCCCGCCGCGCCGGTATCACCGCTAATACCCATAGCATTAGCCAGAGCATTTGCGCTTTGTGTGCCTAATTGCTGATATGGATTGTAAGCGTTAACGCCTTGGCCTATAGCGCCTAATGCGCCAGTCTGCCCCGCCTGTAAAGCGCCAGCGGCTTGAGTTCGACCTTGTTCAATTGCACGTTGAGCATCTTGAGCCGCCTGCGCTTGTGCAAGCATAGCCATTTGAGTGCCTTGATTTTGAGCGGCGGCGGCTTTAGAAAAACCCATTTTACTTCTCTCTTGCTACGGTTCCATCCGGCTGCGGAGTGTAACCTAGTCTTTCCAATATGTTATACATAAAATCATGACCGTCTGTAACACGCGTATGTGTCATCCCCGTCAAGATCTCTTTCAACAAACCTTTTGTCAGCCATTTACGACGCCACTCAGGTAATATAGATACATGAGTTTCGCCATTTTTGGAATACATAGCCCCTATTATCTTATTGTCCCGCTCAATTCCTCTGACAGTCCAATCCGCCGTCGTTTTAATATAGTCTTCCCAAGTCATAGGTATGTGCCAATTAGTGGCTACATACCCCACTTTTAACGCATCCTCGCGGTCGTTTATCAGTCGTGTCGTCATGTTTTAATAATATATAACACGCCATAATTCTTAGGTCGTGTTTCGGAATCGCCGGTCGTAGATGTATTAACTGTCAACCCAGTTGTTGCGGTTAAAGTATTGAATCCTGTGCCACCCGATGCAGGATATGGGACTGCACCACTGCCACCACCATTAATACCTACAATAACAGGAAGTGTATGTGAGTGTGGATTTTCAGTGGTTCCATGGCTATGATTTAAATATGTATCTGTTTGGCTCGCACCTACAGACGGGCCAGTAGCGCCGCTTATAACCCCATTTGAACCTGTGCCACGTAAAAACATGCCGCGAAGATCTGGCACTCTAAAATTACCGGTAGTTTCACCCCCTGTATTCCATGCTGATCCAATAGCTGCAAAAAGATTTGCATATGCTGTTTGAGCATATTGCGTGCCATCGCATAGTAGCCAGCCAGTAGGTGCCGCAGCACCAGCAAAAGTGGCAATCATGCCTGGCGGATTAACGCCGACGCCCGTAATAGGAACTGTAAACGATGCCCCAGAACTATTAATTATTGCGCGCGTAACGCCATTTGTTTGAATTGTAAAGTTACGGTCGTTAGCCGCTGCAAAGAAAGAATCAGTCGCGTTAGCCGATAAATCCGTATAGGCTGTGCCTGTTGCGCTAGATAATTGTAGCGTGCCGCCCCATAAATCTAATTGCTGTGCAGGCGTTGTAGTGCCAAGACCTATATTTCCGTTTGCATCTATATAAAACGCGCTGTTAGTTCCTTTAATGAAGTTCAACACAGGGCCATAGCCTGACTGTGTAATTGTCAGCGCGGGATTAGATGAATTAGAGTTAATAACGACATTACCACTAAGAACAGGCGAAAGCGCTGTCGTTGGCGCTGAAATATTGTCAACAGTCCAAATTTCATTGTTATTTGAATCTGTCAATTTAAATTTATATGTATTAGCCCCAAGCCACACCGCAGCCTCACCGCGCGCGTCTAATACAACAGGATTGGGATTGAGACTTACCCCAGAACTATTCGTATAAGTCGCCAACGGTGTCGTTGTTCCCGCAGCATAAGTATAGAGTAATCCACCTACAAGCGGAGCGCCTGTAATATCAGTAAATTGCAATTTAGCAGCGGGCGAAAGAACGGACATTAAGCACCTATATTACTTGTGACGGTCAAAATGACCGAAGGGATAGCCGGAACAGGACTCGCTGCTGCTTGTGGAGCCAGCGTAATACCCGTATCATTAGTTGACCAGATCAACTCAAAATAATCGCCTTTATTAAGACTTAGCATAAAGCTGGACGTAACAACAGTCGTTGTGCCGTTTACTACTAAGGCTTGAATAGCAGATTGAGCAATATCAACACCATTGACGCGAGGCCAAACATATATACTTTTTGCACTGCCTGCCGTGCTGGCGCATTGAAGTGAAAATTGAAGATTATATATCGCTGTATTGTTTACAAATACTTGTGATGTTGTTGTTCCTAAATAAACACCGTAAGACATTCTGGTGTTGTTATTAGGGTATGTATTATTAAATGTGATCGGATAAGCTGTGTTGATAGCAACCGCTGTATGTGTCGTCGTATCGTAAAACGATCCATATCGCCGCCCAGCTTCTACAGACGTATAAATATTAAAAAACCAACGATACCAAGGTCGTGAAGGCATATCTTTTTCCGAGACCGCAACGCGCGACGCCGGAATTTGAGTGTTATTATCGACAGGGTTAGGCATTAGTGCCGTCCGCGTGCAGTTCTGCGCCCATGATGGCTATCTTAACAGGATCAGTGCCGGATACTTCATACACACGATCGCGAAGTTTTAACGTCATACCAAGCCGTCGCCAAATCGTGCGATAGCCAGTCTGACCAATCTTACCCATAGACTTCCAATGTTCACTAGACCATGTATGCCCGCCATCGTCAGACCAACGAAGCATGACTTGTGGATCAGAACCCTGAACGCCGGCATCCAGCCCAACGCCCGTTTGACAATCTAATTGAAGGCTATGCTGTGCGGTGCGATTAAGATCATTCTGACCTGTGGGCAACGCGCGCCACGACCGCAACCATTTTTGAATACCGCCTGCTTCTGTATAATTATTTAAATCATAAGCATAAATTCCACCCGATTTATAATCACCAATAACGATAGTATTATTAAAGTTCATTTGGCAGTTGCCACGGTGGCGCGTAAACGCGTCATTTTCCCACCCAGCGCGCTCATGCCAGGCTTGCGTGGATACGTCATATACCCATGTCGTATTAGCAGTCGGAAAATTTAAGACATAGAAACTATGCCCGTCTTGCTGATATGTATAAGATACGGCATCAGATAATGTCGCGTATTGCTGAATCTGCCACTCGACGGCGTGAGTAGAGATACGTTGCCCTGCATACCCGTTCGAGACATATACAATGCCATTACCGCGCGCATCAGCGCCAAGCCAATAGACGTTATTATCCATTTTGGCGACTGAATACGCAGCAAGACAACCAGTCTCAATAAACGCGCCTTGAATACGCGCTAAAGGAAATGGAAAATTACCGGCGTCATACCAAACTTCAATAGAGTTAGATCCAAATAACCAGACTTCCCGGTGGTTCACTAATAGCGTAACAAGATTATCTGGCGAGCCATCAGCGCTGGCGTATTGTAATGGATCAATAGATGTGCCTGTAGAATCCATAACCCAAAAGACTTGGCTGTTAGGCTGGTTAAATACAAAATAAGTATCCAAAAAGCCACAACCGACAGCACCATAAAAGTTAGAGCTAAGTTGAGTAAGAAAGTCAGAAAACGTCAATGTATTTGTGCCACTTACCGTAGCAGCTACAGACAACACAAAAGTAGTTCCGTTTGTAATACTAGCGACTGTTGCGCCGCCAGGTATGCCGGGGCCAGACACAGGTTGATTAGGATATATTTGCGTCGTATCTGTAGTCGTTACGGTAGTAAAACCGTTTGTTGTCGTGCAAACCAACGATGGACTGCTGCTATTATAAATATAACCATAAGCATTAGCCGCAATAAATAATTGCGTGCCATTGTCGGTCATTGTGACCTGCGTTGTTCCGGCTATGTTACCTTTATATGTTGCGTTCCAATTATTATCTATCTGATACAATCCGGTTCCAGAGACAGCATAACCTTTTCCATTGAACGTCCATAAGCCACGGATAGGGCCAGAACCTATATTGTTAAGAAGCCGCAATCCCGGCACGCGTTGAAGCCAAGCGGCTTCTTTACCGCCTTCAGGAATAATCTCAGGGTATAAATTTATCATTTGCGCGTCAGCCGCATTAGGGCTGCGCGTTACATATGATGAGCCTAAGATTGGCGTCTTCATCAATAATTGCCCGCAAAGATGTTATAACGCTGACGTGTGCCAACAATGCTGTATGGAATAGCCATAACACCATTAGGATTATTGATCCGCTTCAGATTACGTTTAGCCGCCATAGCAATTCTTGACACTTGCGCCGATGGCTCAACACCAAACTCTGGCGCTAACTCACAAGCTAAATTATATCGCATAGCGCGGAGATAACCTGGCGGAAATACAAGCATCGTCCCAAGATTTGCGGGTTTTGTCAGTTCTTGAACTGAAATTATATGAAATTCCAACAGTTTAGTAGGAACGGGGTAAACATAGATTTGAATATCTGGAAAGGTCATATTAACCCACATAACTTGTGGGTATGTACTGGTCACAGTCTTAACAGCGATGCCATCATATTGCTGTTGATTTATTAATTTTAAGCCATAGGATATTCCTGACGCCGGGTCACGAAAATAAGTAGCATCATCAACTAAAACAGGGCGATTACCTAACAAAGTGCCAGACGGCCCTAAAGTCTGGTATTTTTGACTTGGGGGCCACATAACGACTTGATCTTGCGTTGCAAACACAGACAATCGTTCTGTGTTCCAACTATCAACCATTTGTTGAAAAGCTATAAGCGCATCATCGGCTGTTTCGGCTGATGGCGTTTCACCTTCTGCTAAGACGCCAATAAGTCGCAGAGATCCATTAATAAGATCACCTACAGACGTTGAAACCGTATTATCAGTAGATGGGGTAACAATCGGGACGGCTGCGGCTGCATTAAACAGCGCTATCATTTGCCCATCAGACAATCCAAGCGCCGACTGAGTTAACGTCGCCAGCATATCACCGCTTGAAACGTAATCCGCCGCCCAAAACTCTATCCAATCTGAATCATTAGCTGACGCAGGGATGGCTTGATATAATAAGTTCATATCGCCCAATTGAGCGACAGCAGTAAAATATTGTTGGCGAGTTACTGTCGTCATAGGGGCACCTGAACCGCCGCCGCAAATAGCGTCAGCATTTGATCTGAAGTGTATCCTAAAGCCATTTGTGTAGCCACATACAAAGGGTCACCAATCTGAACACGTTTGGCAGACCAAAATTCTACCCAATTAGGTGAATTTGTTTCAGCAGATACATTTTGATAGAGCATGTTCATCCCGCTAACAGCTTGAACGGCTTTAAAAAACTGATCGCGGGTAACAGTCGTTATCATTTAGTTACCGAAACATGTGTAGTTATAAGTTTGACTGGATACAGTTGTCGTAACTGTAAATGCTGTTTTGGAAGACGCGGATATATAGAATGAGTTACCCGCTGCCGCTGATGCAGGACTTACTGTGCAAAAAGCGTAATTAGGATATGCAGTAGCAAAAGTAACTGTGCAGGCTGTTCCTGTGGCCGATCCCGTCGTAAACTGACCAGCATTATTGCTACTACCTGTTGCTACAGTAGGTGATGTGCCACAAGTGGATAGCGTTGGCGAAGACGCCGTAGTTAGATGTGCAGTTCCCGCGCTTATAACAGTACCACCATATATAGCACCGGCGATACCTGCGCCTCCACTTATGGTCACTGTTCCTGTAGTTGTAGAAGTGGATGCTATAGGTGTCACAAATTGTGCTTGGCCCCCGAAGCTAAGATAAGATGTTATTGACCCAGCACCAACTGAAGTGACAATTGAAGCAATAGCCGAACTTGAGTTTTGTAGAGTATTATTAGAATCATAGCCTTTAAATAAGAAAGTTCCTAAAGTATCTCCAGCTTGAACGGCTGTAGGTGACGTTCCCCTTGATTTAACAGTAATATAATACGCTCCATATGCGTCATTAGCTTGATTAATTACTTGAAGTTGCGGTTGAAATGAACTTGCGTTCTGAAATATTGCCGAAGTGCTGGTAAAAGTTTGATTTCCAGACCAAGTATTTGTGCCGTTAAGTAACGGAATCGTAGCCCCGCTTGTGCCGGTATTAACCGTAGAAGCCGTGCCAAGACCCGAAATATCAGTATTAGCAAGTTGGCTTACAGTAAACGCGCCGCCAGCCGTAGACTGACGAACAACCTGGGATGTGCCGCCGGTAGCGCTAAAGTCCGTAGTGCCGCCTGGAAAGGTAAGAACCGAACCTGTTCCGGCGGCGGCGGCAGGCTTAATCTGTAATGTGCCACTTGTTGACCCGCCCATCGTGACGGAACCTTGCGTCCCTGCCGCACCGAGCGTTAACGCGCCCGTAGAAATAGAAGCATTAGCTGATGTAGACGGCGCTGCGCCTGCACCGCCGCCCAGAACAATTTGTCCAGATCCTAAAACGGCTGAAGATGACATTGCCGTTGCGCTAGAAAAATAAGGTATGCCACCACTAGTAACAGTGCCACTGACCGTTACAGGAAACGGAATACTCGATGCCGCTGCTGTAACTGTGCAGGATGAGCCCAACGTGCAGCTTTGCCCATTGACCGTTGTTGTCGGGCTCGTCCAAGTCATAGCGGAAGCGCCGCCAGCTTGTGATGTCAGCAAATAGCCTGCTGTGCCTACGGTTGTAGGCAAGTTGAAGTTGTAGGCTGTGGTTGCACCATTGTTCTGGACAGTGACCGTCGCGCCTGTCGCGCCACCATTAGCAAAACCTAAAGTGCCTGTAGTTGTGGCGTTCACACCAAGTGTCGGGGTCGCCGTAAAGGCTGGTGTTGCTCCAGCAAGAATTTGCCCTGCCGCACCTGTGATCGAAATCGCACCAGTTGTTGAGCTAATTGAAAGGGGCGCTGAAGCTGTAGAGACAAGTGTTCCGCTAGTATTAGGAAGCGTTAGTGTTGGTGTGCCTGCTGCGGCTTGCGCTGTGATGGTTGCCGTTCCGCTGGTCGCACCGCCGAGGGCCAGAGCGCCTGTCGCAGATGTAGCCTTGCCGACCGTCAGTGTATTGCTCGCAAACACCAAGTTCGCGCTTTCCTGCAACACACTACCCGTATCATACATTAACTGCCCTGCTGCGCCGCCACTTGTCGGCGTAGTGCCTGGGGTCAAGGTCACAATTGTCACAGGAGATGCCCAAGACATTACACCGCCTGCCGTAGATACAAGAGCGTATCCGCTACCGCCTGGCGCAGCGGTAGGTAGCGTATATGTAACTGCCGCCGAAGCATTACCGGCTTGAAGAGTAGTTAAGTTTGCCGAAGACGCATTTGCAAAAGCTAAACTGCCTGTTGATGATGAAACTTTTCCAAGACGCGCCGCGCCCGCCGAAGTTAAACCAAAAGTATTAGAGGTGACAACTAACGCGCCAGATCCTTGCGTATTGATATTTAAACCTACGTCTGTATCTGTCGCGCTATAAGTTGATAGAGTTGGCGCAGATCCAGTAATATTTGGCGCAACTTTAATAAAATTAACCGCGCTTGCTACAGGATCTATTTCAAAAGCAATAGGGCCGCTTGAGTCGCCAGTTCTAAATATATGGGCCGCCGCGCCTTTTGTCGCAAATAAATTATATATGTTAGCGTCCGGCCCTTCAGCCAAAAGATAAGCTGTGTTAGCCGCAGCTCCAATAAGAAAATGATCTGTAGTGCCAGATGCGCTTGTAAACGACGCAGCAATATTATTGTTGTATCCTATCTGAACTTGGGACGCAGACGAAGAATGTGTCAGCCATGAACCTCCAAAATTATTGCCATACCAATTAATCCCATTGATAGGAGTAGAAGTAGAGTTTAAAATAATCTTCTGATTTGCAGCCATATTTACGGCGGCAGACGTATTTGTCGCCAATACCGTATCGACGCCGACCGTCGTGGGGCCGTATATATTAATAGCATTATCAATATTTTTTGTGCCGCGCGACGATGAAGAATAACCTACCCAAACTTGACCTAGCGCTGCTGAATTATTAGTTCTGTAAAATAAACGCGAATCGGCAAATACAGCCGCATCAAATCCGCTGTCGGTAAAAGTAACATCGCCAATTCCTTGAAGATAAGTTCCATTAGCGCCAGCGTTTAGATTGCCGTTTAACAAAATACAGGCTGGATTAGCTAACCAAGAAGTCGCACCCGCTTTAGTTCCGTAAACCCAACAGCCACCATAATATGCGCCAGAATCGCCTTGACCATTACTAACAACATTAGTTCTATAGACTGAAAATCCTGTTCGTCCATCATTGTTAGAGGTAGATTGATTCCAACCAGAATTATTGACTGTATAGGACTGAATAGGTGTTACGGCTGGGCTCCATTGATACCCTGTAGTTGGCTGACCAAGAGTAGCTGCACCATTAACTGTGTAAGAAAACGGAAGAAATGTATTTGAAAAGTCACCGTTAAATGTGGTGGGATTTGTATATGGATAACTATATGACGGCGCAGAGCTAACCGTTATGCTTTTCTGGCTATACGGAGCTGAGTTTACCGCAAGACTTGTGACATAGATACCTGGCCCTGTGCCAGGGGTAAAATTTCCAAAATTATACCATATATTGTTTACATTAATGGCGATATTATAAGGATTGACAGTTTTATCAATACCCCATTGAAGTTGGGTATATGTCTGCGCCTGAAGGCTAGTCGAGGTCAGTGATATGGCTAGGATTAACAGCTTCTTCATCGTCAACCTTCAATTTGCGCGTGCGTCGCCGGACTATAGCATTGTCCATGGAAGGCGTCACCTCCCCTGGCGTAAATAGCTCCCAACCTAATTCTTCGTCGTGAGCTACTTCTAAATCAGAAATAGCAACTTTGACCCCATGCACATGATGCCGGAGATAAAAAACAGCCATGTTGACTCCTATGGAAAGGGCCAGGCGACCCGTAGGTCGCCCGTATTATCAGTATTAAGATGCTACCAGCGGAACTGAAAACCACTGAGTCGCACTATAGGCCACAAACATACAAGATGTTTTTGCAGCCATAGAATATGCGGTGCCAGAAGCAACAGCGTTAATAGCCGCACTGTTTCCGTCATTAGCGGAATAGACTTTGAGAACAGCGTTAGCCGTGTCGTCATTTTTTACAATGACCACAAGACCTGCAACACCGGTCGGGAGTGCAACGCCTTTAGTAGCATCCGCGCCCGTAACCCAACTAAAACCGGCCCCAAGAGCGGTGCCTGTAGCTTGGTTTGTTCCTGCTGCCGCTGGTTTAGCAACAGCAATATTAAGCGTAGACGCCGTAACAGCGCCAGTAATTGATGCGCCCGTGATCGTTGGATTTGTAATGACAGCGCCATCAATGGTCGTGCCGCTTACAAGCTGTGGATCAGAGTAGGCAACACCAACTGGTTTGGTATTGACCATTTTAATCTCCTAAAAGAGAAGAGTGGGCCAAAGCCCACTCTATTAAGCGACGCGATAGACAACCCAAGTAGCTGCCGCTGTGCGAACAAAGCGGAAGATGCCAGAGGTGACAGCAGCAGCCGAAGCTGAATTGATGGCAAGATAAACGTTACC